ATTAAAGTTGATATGAAGTTTATATGGACCATCAGGCTCATCTATATGACAAGGAACAGAAGACCCTGCCCATGATCCATATACCATAACCCTACCAACTTCACTAAAAGGCATTTTATTTTCAATCACGTGCTTAGTGTAAGGTGTCTGATCTGCAATACTTGCCCAAGGAGTAATATCTTGATCTCTAGTCTTAAACCTATTAGGCTTTAGTGGAATAGCCCATGCCCAAGGTATATCAATCTTTCTTTTAAAAATACGATATTTTCTACTTTCCTGAGTACTCATGCCTTCCTGATTAGGTATAGTCGGATCTTCAAGAGGTGGCCTACCCTTTTCATCAGGGAAATCTGGTGGCTTATCTCCATACACATTTGGTATAAAGTCTAAATCAGCTTTGGCTAGTGCTCTACAGACTTCTTCATCAATCCTTGACATATCAGCATCAACATCGAAATGCTTAAAGGCTTGTCCATTAATACCTTTAAGTGGAAGATCACCACGGTATGAAAAAGGGTCTTTAGTGTTAATCCGTTTGTTCATCTTCAGTCTTAGCTACCTGTTGTTCTAGTATGTCATACAATATTTCTCCTGTGGTATGATGCCAATCAATATCTTCATGAGGTTTCCAATCCTCACCAAGAACGTCAGACACAACATCTGACGTAAATGTTAGTGTCTCACCATCTTCTCCGACCTTAAGTTCGCCAAAATTAAATACTGTTTCTATGTAATAACCTGTCTTAATTCTAATGTTCCAATGATCATTATTCCCGGGGATAAGTTCGTAGTCAATATCTTGTTTCACTGTGTCACTTCCTCAACCACAATCTCATCCATATCTACTAGTGATTTATGACCAATCTGATATTGCTTCTTTAAGAAATCTTTAAAATCTGTTTCAGCAAAGATTGGATTCCAGAAAGATTCATCAAGAGTGGCATCGTACCGTACTTTAGGTCCAAGCTCTCCAGTTTTCTGATCAACCACAGCATACCAGCCATTGGAAGGCTTAGTAGCATAACCACCAGCAAGAGCACAATCGAGAAGGCCAGAATAATGTTTGACACCACCATCCCAAGACACAGTGATAGGAATCTTTGACTTCTCTTTAACAAATCTACTTTTATCCACGTTGATAACAAAATGATATCCTTGTATTTCAGTTCCTTTTTTATCTTGCTGTCTACCAATAATCCAAATGTTATCTGCACTATAGTAGATACCCGTACCACCAGATACAACATCCTTTGGAAACAATCCAATCTCTTTATACGTGTGATTGATTGCAATCATTGGAATGTTTTTCATAGTCAAGTATGGTGTAGTCATGCGGAACAAGCTCTTAAATGCTTTGGCACGTGACATGTCTGCAACTGACTTCTCATCCTTTGCATCTTCTAGTTCTTTTTTAGAAGCCAAGTTACCAATAGAGTCGATAATAATAATAACCTCATCATCACGATCAAGACCTTCTAACTGAGCAACTAGATCAAACTTTAACTCTTCTACATTGGTAATAGGTACATGCAGTACACGACTTGTATCCACATCAAACTGATCAAAGTATGCCTGAGGTGAACCAAACTCTGAGTCATAAAAAATCATCACAGCATTGGGTTTTGCTTTTAGATATGACGAAGCCATCATCAGAGCAAAGGATGTTTTGAAATGCTTAGATGGTCCTGCAAGAACTGTTAGACCTGAAGATAGCCCACCATCAACAGAACCAGATAGTGCCACATTCATCATGGGCACGTTTGTAGGAACCATCTCTTTTTCGTTAAAGAACTTAGATTTAGTCAGAACTTCCGTTGTCTTGATCTTGCTGTTCTTCTTCAGTTTGTCCATAATTGACATTTTGTTCTCTTTCTCTATCGTTTAAATCGTATTCACTGCGTATCTCATTGTTTAGATTTTGCACTACTTGCCAAATCTCAGAAGACTGATCAGTTTTATTATCAATAAAGTTAATAAATGCAGACAGGTCTTTTGGAAAACATGCTCCACCAAAACCATCACGTCCATCATGACCAGGGATCTTCATATGACTATGACCAATACGCTGATCTGCCATCAACGCACGTGACAACTGATTATAACTACCGCCAAAATCATCCATAACTTTCTTGAGTTGGTTCATGAATGTAACCTTCATAGCAAGATAGTTGTTCACAGTGTATTTGAAGAATGAAGCTTCTACAGGAGACATGGTGATAGTCTGTGCAGGGTTAGCCAAAGAGAAGTAGTTGTATAATCCTTCTAAGTGGGATGCTGCTTCCTGCTGCTGTACACCAAAGATTCTATAACGTGCATTAGTCATACCTTCTTTGGCATTACTCTCATTTAAAAACTCAGGCTCATAAACAATACGTCCATCGATACGTGATAAACGATCAATAACATCAGGTGTGACAGTTGATTTGATTACAATAAATGCATCAGTCTGATTTACTAAACGCATCACAGCATCATCAATAGCCTTAGTATCAATGCCACCGTCATCAGATGCAGGTGTGGGCAAGCAAATAAACACACAGTTTGGTTGCCATGCACAAAGATCTTGTAGTGTGCTATCACTAACCTTTGGATCTATAATGAACTTCTCAACAGAGTTTGTAGAGAAAATATAGTCTACGGCCTTACCGACAAAACCATGTCCAATAATACCTAGTTTAAAGTTTTGCTCTCTGCGTTTTACTACAGGTTGCAGTTCAGGTTCTTTCATCTTATTATTTCCTTCATAAGCTCTTTGTCATATACTCTTTCCCTCAAGTCAGTAGAGGAAAATCTATGATCTCTTTTATTATACTTTATCTCAATACCCCTTTTGGCACATATCTTTCTGCCTGTGAAGGTAGTATCTTTATACTCTTCTCCGATTATTCTAACATGTATTTCAAACAATTGCAAGATGTCTTCTAAATCTTTTTCAGATTCATAAGGAATTATTTCATCCACATACTTAACACCCTGTAGTTGAGTCCATCTCTCGACTAGGCTTTGAACTGGTGGGTTCTTACCTTCTCTATCTCTAGATGGATCTACCTGCAATCCGCATATCAGATAGTCGCAATGATTTTTTGCCTCTCTTAACATAGCAATATGACCTGCATGAAGCAGGTCAAATGTGCTAAAGGTGATACCTACAGTCATGACGATGAATGTTTGATGTATGCTTCATCTTGATCATCAATATGATAACCAACAGTCTCACGTTCAATATCATTATGATTAAACTCTGCCCAATACAACTCATAAGCTACGCCTTCTTGAAGACATTCAAATTGATGATAGAGGCCAGGTTTAACTTTATGATAGTCACCTTCATTGAGAATCGTAATATCACATAGATCATAGTCACGCTGCCATGTGCGGATAAGCATTTTACCAGATTCAACATAGAAGCCATTCCATTTATAACGATGTAAATGCTTCGAGCAAACACCACCTTCGTCCATTTCAATACGATGAAACTCTAAAGCACCATTTGCTTCAATGAGTTGTGTCGTACCCCATACTTTACCTGCTTTCATGATTTTTTCCTAGCTTTTTTTCGTTTCATCTTTTTAAACTCAGGGAATGACATGCGTTTATCATATCCACCATCGATATATTCTTTGTGCCAACTGCCCTCAGAACTATTCATCCTGTTCCAGTTACGCCGCCACGCATTTGACAAGTGCTTATCGAATGTTGCCATTTATCACATCCTCACCTGCTTTCATTCCATATCCTCACATCTTCTGGTGTATTAATTTCAACTCCGTTAAACACGCATGGCAATACACCGATATCCCATCCATTCTTTAACCAACGCAGTTGCTCTAGTTTCTCGGTACGCTCTTCACGAGTACCTGTCAAACTAGGATACATTTCTAGTACATTCCGTTTGTATCCATAGATTCCTAAGTGCCAATCACCATATCCTGTCATACCTCTTCCAAACCATAAACATTTATCAGAAGCTCTTACTAGCTTAACAGTATTAGGATCATTTTGTTGTTCCTTTGGCATCATAGCACACATGGTAGTAACAGAATAGTTTTTTAAATGCCAAACAGTTTTTTCAATCATCTCTACAGTTACATCAGGCATGTCACCTTGTACATTTATAAACTGATTATACTTATCAAATAAAGAAGACTTAATTGCTCCTGCACATCGTTCTGTACCATTATCGTAATCTGTTTGTTCAATCCAACACTTGTTAGGACCAAACAGTTCGTATATTCGCATATCATCAGTAAGCACGTATGTTGGTATCTTAGACGCTGTACAAGCGTCATACACACGCCTAATCATAGGAACACCATCTAACTCAGCTAATGGCTTACCCGGAAAACGTGTGCTACCATATCTAGCTGGTATAAGAATAGCGGTAGATGTCATTCACTGTCCTTTCAAAATCTTCTAACTTTAACATATTAGGACCATCGCTTGGAGCATTATCAGGGTCTGCATGTACTTCTAGAAAGAAGTTTTTAACGCCCATAGCAGAGGCAGCACGAGCAAGACTTGGAACGTAATCACGATTACCGCCACTCGATTTCCCCCTTCCTCCTGGTTTTTGGACAGCGTGGGTAGCATCAAAAACAACAGGTACATCGTAATAGTCAAGCATATACTGAATCCCAGTAAAATCAACAACCAAAGTATTGTATCCAAAACTTGTACCTCTTTCTGTGATCCATACTTCTTCAGCTTCTTTTGTCTTAGAAAGAACACCATGCATATCCCATGGCGCTAAGAACTGACCTTTCTTGATGTTGACAATCTTACCTGTTAAACAAGCAGTTAGTAATAGGTCTGTCTGCCTACATAAAAATGCAGGTATTTGTATCACATCAACGAAATCCTTGACTATATTAATTTCATCTTCTGAATGTACATCAGTGAGGATCTTAACATCAGGAAAAGTTTTCTTTATCTCTAAGAAGTCCTGTATAGTCTTGATCATACCTCTACCACGAACCCCATCAATATGGCTTCTATTGGCTTTGTCGTATGATGCTTTAAAAATGTATTCAATATTCAGTGAATCGCATACACGCTTACACTCATTAGCAATCTCTAACGATTGCTCTAATGTTTCGTGTTGACATGGACCAGCAATAATTCTCATTTGTATTTCAGTTCTGTAATACGTTTATGTGCAGCATTTAGTTGTTCTTGTAAATCTCTTACGTTTTGCTGTAACAGCTCTATAGTTTTACCTAGAGAAACAATCACCTTTCTGTTTTTCTCAGCTTCCATTTCATCTGGTAACATATCTTACTCCCAACAATCATCAATAGTACGCCTACCAATGTTTTCTCTACCGATATCTATAAGTTTCATGCCATACTCAGGATCTTTAGAGTATTCTAGACTATCAACCTTTCTTAGTCGGTTCTTTCTAAATGGTCTATAGTCAACATGATGATGCCACCGATTGAACTTCCAAACCACTTCTGTAACATCAGGATGCATTTCCTTTAGCATTTCTGACTTAGGTAGTGTACCCTCTTCAGAATAGAACTCTTTGGTGTTACCGCCACCTACACGTTGAGTCGTACCCTTGTCAGCTAGAAAGGCATTGAACTGTACAGTACACCAACCATCCTTTAATGCTCTTAAAGACAGATCAGTATCTTCGTTGTATCTACCACGCCATCTATAAGGAATATCATTACGTATCAGTAGGCACGAATATATTCTTGTATTAAAGATAAGTGGTGGTACACGATCAGTTGCTTTACAAAACTTACTATAGTTTGGTCCTGCAATAGCAACATTAGTGTATCTATCACAGAAGTCTTCCATAGCCCTGAACCATGACAGTGTTCTGACCGCAACCTTTACGTTCCTATTTAGACGGTGAAAGTCATAGATGTTGTCATCCATAACCCAATGCCATTTAGAACCATACGTCTGTATAGAATGATCCCATGCAAAGTTTCTAGCAGCGCCTGGCCCCTTGCTCTTAGTATCACCCAAATCATCAAACGTATCATAAGTATCCTGATATGTTTTATCAAGAACCAATAGCTTATCACGATCAAAGTGCTCTGCATACCTGTCTAGCTGATCTTCTTCAACCACGATATGATAGTCCACAGAAAGTCTATCAAGAAGCTCTGCAGTCTTGCACTGATCCCAACGGTTCTTGGAAACTACATATACAGGATACTTATTTCTCATTGCGGATTATTCACCCAATAGATTGTGTTTGGTGGCAGGAACCCATGAATAAACCAAGCGTTACCAAACATAGGAGACCCGCCACCTGTGAAGTCCACACGATTATTATAAACCAATGCAGACATGCCATAGTCCATGAACATTTGTCCACGTCTTTTACCTTGAAATGATGCAACAGGCAAGAACAACGCAAACGGCTTACCTAGATCATAACAATGTCTGATAAACTTATCTTTTAAACTGTAGGGTGGATTTGTAATAACACCATCATACACATCATCACACACACAATCAAAGAAGTCACGTCCATCAGATCCAATCATATTATAGCCGTATTTGTGAAATCCGTCAAGTATATTCGAACTCTTTCCACTCGTAGCTTCGTAGTATGTTTTATCTTTATCTAAGTATTCTAGTAATGGCAGAACTTGATCTGATGGTGTATAGCACTCATCACTCTCTGCAGTATTAGAAAGTTGTTTCAGAATGTTGAGACTAGTCATCGTCTATCCACCGTAGTCCTGCATTTTTTCCATGCTCTAATCTTGGGTGCCAAATACTTTTTGTCTTGACATTAACCTTCTGTCCGATAAGTTCACCAAACTCTTTAAGATCCTCTTTAGTTTCAAAACGAACAATGATCTTTGCATATGGTTCGTCTTTCTCTTGTACGAACTCAGGCATATTTACCCATTCTTCTTCGGGAAGATTACCTGCTTTTAACTCGCCATCAGAATCTAAAAAGTCTAGCAAAGTACTCATGATATAACTCCATTCTTGTATGCGTACTCTAGAGCGTTGTTTGCCTCTACATGTAAAGGTCTGTGCTCATATCTATTTCCAGTGTCTCTGTCTATCTGTCTACACAGAGTTTCTATCTCAGTTGCAGTAATAGCATACTGCTTCTCAACAGCATTGCTTGCTATGGATACCATAATCTTATAGATCATAGCATACCTACCACTATTGTCTATCCCTGCAATACTCTTGAAGTCACGCACAAGGTTCTTGTTTACGAATGGGCAGTCTTCATATGATGAATAAACTATATCATTGTTACTCATCTTATCTTTACGATAGTCTAGGATCTGTCTCTGCCATTCCTCAGGTAAACGATCCATAAAGTTCTTACTATCTTTCTTTTCATTATACTCCCACTTTGACATTAAGTCAACAGGGTTTATATAGCTACCGCTAGTATTAGTAAAAATAAAGTTGAAAGCGTCATTGTACGTAGCAGGGATATAATACATTCTAGATAGATCTTTAGTTTGTTTATCTCCAATCGAATCGAGTTCGGAGTTGAGTGCGAACCAGAAATGTTTGATAGACTCTCTTTGCACAGTTGCTCTAAGAGGGAAGACAAGTCTAAACTTCGGTAGACCATGCTTACTGCTTGCAGTAGAATAGCAAACAAAATAGTACTTACCATAAGTGCTAATAAGCTCATCCTTTAGATCCCCCTCAAACGTGTGATCATCAACATCAACAGCAGCCCAACCTGCCCAATGCAATACATTTTTATTGGATCGTGTAGTTCCAGTTTCATAGACAGCAGGAGAAATAAGTTCCGCATTTTTCTTTCCTTCTAGTGGTCTCTCTGAAAGCTTGTATAAGAACTTCTCAAACTTATCCCAATCATCGAAGTCTAGCTTACGATGAGTTTGATTATCATATTGGCTTTCAAATATAGTTACTGAATACATTATGTAAAGAAGTCTTCTAGTGTTGCTCTGGGTTCTACATGCCACCCTATAGCGTCTAGAATAAACTTCAAGGGTTCGATGAATGATTTCTCAAACATTATATCATAGTCAATGTACTTATGCAAGTGTATTTCTGCAGGTAATACTGCAGGAAACGATATCACATTTTCTTTGATAGGGTTTGGCTTGCGTAGATAAATGAACTTAATCTTCTCACCATTCTTGATAGTTTCGTACCTGCGCTCTAGAGAGTTGTCTTTGATTGATTTGTTGTACAACAAAGATCCACGTACATGAATGGGTGTACCTTTCAAGTAAATATCTTGATTGGATCTCCACTTATCAACATCACTTACACCTCTTGGGAATGCCACTGCCTCAGGTGGCAGAGACTTGAACTCAGACTTAAACTCTGAGATAAACTTTTGTGTCTCTTGCTCTGTACCTTCAATAATCACACGAAAGATCTCTTTGAACTTATTACGGACAACCTCAGGAGTAGATGACTTGATAGCCTCAATGCCCATCATCTTAAGCTTTGGTTGTGCGTACTGCACCCCTTCGTTATTGTGAACGTTTAGGATATACCGTTTCTTGGCAGTCCATATTCCACGATCAGCAATAGCTTCTCTTGCCATAACCATACGTGGTTTGTAGGCATTCATCTTCTTGAACAGTTTACTGTAAGACTTCTCAAGAACTTTCTCAAAGTGTTCTTCACAGATTTTACTTAATGTCTTGACAGTATCTTTGGGGTTTAGTTTGTCCACCAAAGGACCAAAGTTAATGTACAGCGAATCAGTATCGATAGCGATAACATAGTCCTGACCCAGCGTATCCATGAGCTTATTCATCTCATCGTTGATAGCGTTCTCTGCCCAACGAATAGACAACTGACCTGATAGTGTAATGCCTTCTGCAATACGCATATCAAAGTAACGAAAGTATTGATTACCTAACGCACCATACAAAGAGTTAAGCAAGATCTTAATAGCCATTTGTCTATTCTCTAGCTGATTGATCTCACGCTCTAATTCAATAGTCTTATTCTTTTCGTATGCCTGTTGAGCAAGTAGCATAGACTTCTTGATAACACTACGCTCTTCATAGTAGTTCTCAATAATCTTTGGAAGGATGCCTTGGAACTCTTTTGTATATGCTGAACCATTTGCAGCCACAGACACACCTTCAGTATCACAATCCTTTTCAAGATAGTAGTCAACACCATGTGGAAAAGTCTTGCCGCCTATCAGTGTCTCAGGTGACATGTTATACTGTACAATCAAGTTAGGATACAGACTGTTCAAGTCAAAAGATACTACCCAATCATGAGCACCAACATAGGGATCTTTGACGTATCCCCCGGGGTATGAAGATTTCATTTTCTGTCTGTTTGGTGGAACAATAATACCCTTGGCATTTAGTTCACGATAAATGATAGAATCCCATATAGCAGTAGTGCCAAAGGTATCGCCGTAGTTCACCCCACCACGATATGCCATAGTCACAGCAAGAGTGATTAGACCCATCTTTTCTTCTAGTCGCTCAATAAGTTCTACGTCACGAATGTTATAATCAATAAACTTCTGATGATCTTCTTTGTACAACGTGTACAGGTTGCCATGTTCTTCATAGGATAGCTTTCGCTCACCTAACACAACATATGCAATATGATCTAACTTATAAGACTCTTGTGCTCCATACGAGTATCCAAACTTCTGAAACAGATCGTAGTAGTCAAGTTGCTGAACGCCAGTAATCTCAAAGGCATCCATACGTTTACCCTTGATATGTAACTCACGCTGAGAGACTAGCCCCCATGGGGATAGCCGCTTGACCGCTTCCTCAGATCCAATACGCTTGATGCGATTAACAAGATATGGAATATCGAATAGCCTTACGTTCCAACCTGTGATCACATCAGGACAGTTACGGTTCCACCATTCTACAAACTTGGCAAGTAGTTCGGTTTCACTATTACATTGACGATACTGTACAATAAGATCGTCTTTGTATACATTCTCTGCATCATACTCATCAAGACCCCACACATGATACACCTCACTTAGGCTTGACTTGAGTGCTATAGAGATGACAGGATGTGCTGCGTCTTCAGGAAAAGGGAAGCCCTCATCAGAAGCAACCTCAATATCAATATTACACACATCAACCTTGCTTCGATCAAACTTTATCTCTGAAGGAAACTTATCTGTGATAAACTGCTGTACGAAGTTCTGATTTCCGTACACGTCTAGGTTATCAACATCTTTATATCTTTTTAGAAAGTCTTTTGTATCAGACATAGAAGAGAAGCAGATCTCTTCAAGCTGAACACCATCCATTGCTGTATGTCTAGCAGTCTTCTTATTGGATGGCAAATACAGTTTTGGTTCAAACTTGTACTTGGCCTCTATTCTTTTGCCGTAGTTATTTACTCCACGATACAGGATAGAGTTACCGTATCGATTAACGCTAGTATAAAAGTTCATATATCCTCCAAACTTACACTCAGCTATTATAATATAGTTTATCTAGAAAGTCAACAGCCTTTGGATGCATTTGTCTATTACATTCTTTGCATGGAGATCTTTCTCTTTTTCCTTTTAGTAAATCTTTTTGAAATGATTTCAAAATGTCGTTATCAGACAAGTATTCTTTTATTGTTTGTGTATGAACATTCTCTAACACAGTTGGATTAATCCACTCATTACAACACAGATTGTAATCACCATTATAGTTTATGTACACAACGTAAAAAGGCTTTTCGCAAAACAGCCCATACTTAGGGTGTCTAGGATTAGATTGTGTTAGTTCATTTTCGATTGCTCTAGCTCTATTATGATATACATTTTTTGCACTAGTACGTTTGTCTACGATATGAAAATCATATTTATCTATAGCTTCTTGTGGCGTCAGTTTAGACTCATCATAAATGCTATAGTCCACTTTGTGCAGTTCATTTATCTTATCAAGGTATTTGTCTACTCTATTTCCATTAGTAGAAAGCTTTACCTTAAAGGTAGAAAGCCTGTCAAGTATATCTGAAAAGTTTGGATGTAGTGTTGGTTCACCCCTTCCTGATATATGAAAGGTAACACTTTGCATTTCTTTTGCATGTTCTATAATAACATCTAAAGTGTCTAAAGACATATTCAGATTTGAGTTAGGATAACCAGAACTCCTTGGACAAAAAGCACATTTCATGTCACAGAGTTCTGTTATATTTAATTCAATAATAATTATAGATTTTTTCCATCAATCGTATGAGTTCCCGAATTGTGTACCGCCCATCTAAAGCTATCCCACATATCCCACCCTTCTGATCTAAGTTTTGCGTACCATTGTTTTAATCTTTTATATCTTTGATAAATTTTAAACACGGTTACCTCTGAGAGCAAAGTACATACAACCTACCCACAATAATACATGAAGATTATCATACAATATTACGTCAGTAAAACTTTCTGGCTCTCCTGTCCAAATCACACCTGTTATAATACTTGCCATGGTGATACCTGAAAAACGTGTAATAATATCACCAAACTCTTTTAGCTTTTTAACATAATCTAATATCCCACCAACAATAAGACCGATAGCACCAC